AAACGTGACGTGGGTGTATACGGTAACATTGAAAAGAATCTTGCTGCATTGCCCGGTATCACTGAGCATAGATTTAATCAACTTCAAGAAATTGAAGCGGTGTTGAATTTTCTAAACATTCAATTACGTAAAATTCGTAGAAAGCACTTTCAAAAATATCTAGAGGGATATAATCGTGTACTGACTAGCCGTGATGCTGAAAAGTATGTAGACGGTGAAGATGAAGTCATTGACTTTGAAACCATTATCAATGAAGTAGCATTGATTCGCAATCGTTGGCTTGGCGTAATGAAAGGGCTTGACAGTAAGAATTTTATGTTGGGTCACATAACCCGCCTACGCACAGCGGGCATGGAAGATGCTTCTCTTTAATATCGAAATGACAATGTTTCTTTTTTGAAACATTGTCAAAACAGAAATAAACTAAGATTTGACATTGAATCCAAGTTACTATATAATCGCTTCATTAGTTGATAATTACATAGGAGCTTAGTTATGTCTACAGTACGAATTCTCGAAGGTGAGTATCGTAATAAATCAGTTATCAATCAAGAGTTCACGTTAGTTAAGGGCTTTCAATCAGGCAAGAAAGCTAACTATGTGACTGTTCAAAATGATGGTCAGTTTGACATTGCAATTGACGTAGTAAAAGTAAAAGTAAATAGTATTTCTGACATTGAATATTTAACTGGAGATCGTCCCGTGACTAAAGACGTTATTGCTTTTAAAGCAAAAGAAACAAAAGTGAACGAAACTGATGAACAAGCAATGGACCGCATTGCCACTCGCTTTTCTGTTCTTGAAGAAATGACAAGAGCAAGTATCAATGGTGACATACGTGCAATGATTGTATCAGGCCCGCCGGGTGTTGGCAAATCGTTCGGTGTCGAAACTGAATTAGAAAAAGCAAGCATGTTTGACAAAATTGCTGGCAAAAAACTACGCTTTGAAATTGTAAAAGGTGCAATGACCCCAATCGGTCTGTACTGTCAGTTATACAAGTATAGCGACAAGAAAAATGTTTTAGTCTTTGACGATTGCGATTCAGTCTTTCAAGATGATTTGGCATTGAACATTTTGAAAGCAGCACTTGATTCAGGCAAACGTAGACGCATTTGCTGGAATAGTGATAGCGCAATGCTGCGCCGTGAGGGAGTGCCCGATCAGTTTGATTTTAATGGCACTGCAATTTTCATCACTAACTTGAAGTTTGAAAACTTGAAGTCGAAAAAATTGCAAGATCACCTAGAGGCATTGCAGTCACGTTGTCACTTTTTAGATTTGACAATTGATACAGTACGTGACAAAATGCTGCGTATCAAACAAGTACACCGCGATGCTGATGGCGGCTTGTTTAAAGACTATGACTTTGAAGCCAATCAGTCAGAAATGATTTTTGATTTTATGACTGATAACAAAGACAAACTACGTGAACTAAGTTTGCGTATGTGTTTGAAGATTGCTGATTTGGTAAAGATCAGCCCAAATAATTGGCGTAATCTTGCAGCTACTACATGTATGCGAGGCTAATTTTAAAACACAAAAGGGGCTTCGGCCCCTTTTGCCATTACAGTTGTTTATTCTTAACCAATTTGATATAATCATAGCATGAAAACATTCCGATATGCTGAAGAGGCAGTTGATTTTCTATTGAATAACGTAAGAATGGGCACTTACGATAAACGCTTCATGGCAAATTTATTGATGACTAAGATAGTCCCGCAAAATTCTGTCACTAGTAATCAAGTGTCCTTATTTAAGAAAGTAGTCCAAAAATATCATAAGCAGTTGTTGGCGTTGCAAATTAATTCAATTGAAATGTCAGAGTTACCTTGGGGGCTTACAGTAGTGCCCAGTTCATCAGAATTCACTGATGCTTCTATAAAAATTGAAGATGACAATATTATATTATACACACCTTATAAGGAAAGCTTTGTAAAAGAATTTAAGTCTCTTAGACTTATGACATGGTCGTTTGAATTTAAACATTATACTACTTCTTTTAGTTTGAATAAATTAAGGTACATTTTAGAAACAGTTGCTAAACATTACGACAAGGTTAACTGTTGTAATACTATAAAAGATATTCTAAAAGAAATAGAAATTTACGAATCAATAACATGTTGGAATCCAACACTAGTAAAAATTAACGGTAACATGTACATTGCAGCAATCAACGAACCATTATATAATGCAACTATAGATATTGACTTATATAATCAGCAGGAACTATTAATAGATTATGGAATCATGATAGATGAAAACATGTAAAATACTAGTGCAAGATGAAGTTAATTGTAAGTTAATTGGTCTTGAATTAGCCGAACGTAAAAAATTGATGAAGATGTTTGAATACGATGTACCTGGTGCAAGGTATCTTCCAAGTGTTAGGCTTGGGCGATGGAATGGTAAGGTAAGCTATTTTAGTTTGGGCGGTAGCACATACGTTAATCTATTGGAACAAATTATTCCTGTTGTTGACAGTGCAGGTTATGATATTGAATTAGAAGATATAAGAGAGTACACTACAACTTTTAATTTTACTCAAGTGTCCGAGGATAGTTTTAGTAACACAGTTTGGCCCGAAGGTCATCCCATTGCAGGACAGCCAGTAAAACTACGTGACTATCAAGTAGAAATTGTAAATAATTTTCTATCTAACCCCCAGTGTTTACAAGAAGTAGCAACTGGCGCAGGTAAAACGCTTATGACTGCTGCATTGAGTTCTAGTATAGAAACCTATGGTCGTAGTATTGTTATTGTACCTAATAAAAGTTTAGTAACACAAACAGAAGCCGACTATATAAATTTAGGACTTGATGTTGGTGTATACTTTGGTGATCGTAAAGAATTAGGCAAGACACATACTATATGTACTTGGCAAAGCCTTAATAATATGATGAAGAAAACTAAAGAGGGCGAGGCTGAAGTAACTATTGGTGAGTTCATTGAGGGTGTAGTATGTGTTATTGTTGATGAGGTTCATCAAGCAAAGGCTGATGCTTTAAAGGCATTGCTTACTGGTCCAATGAGCCATATACCAATTCGTTGGGGCTTAACTGGTACCATACCAAAACAATTATTTGAAAGCCAATCGTTGTTTGTAAGTATTGGTCCATTAATTAGTAAACTATCTGCTAGTGAATTACAAGATAGGGGTGTATTGGCTCAGTGCCATGTGAACATCGTACAGTTACAAGATCAAGTAGAGTTTAGTAACTATCAGAGTGAGTTGAAACATTTATTAGAAGAACCTAATAGATTAGACACCATAGCACAACTGATATTGAATATCAAAGAAACAGGCAACACACTGGTACTAGTTGATAGAGTAAATGCAGGTAAAGAATTAATAGACAGATTGCCCGACAGTGTGTTTGTAAGTGGTGCAACTAATTTAACTGAACGTAAAGAGGAATATGATGAGATTGCTACAAGCACCAATAAGATTATTGTTGCTACTTACGGTGTTGCTGCTGTGGGTATTAATATACCCCGTATCTTTAATCTTATACTTATTGAGCCTGGAAAAAGCTTCGTTCGGGTTATACAATCAATTGGTCGAGGTATCCGAAAAGCTGAAGATAAAACTCATGTTCAAATCTGGGACATAACAAGTAGTTGTAAGTTTGCCAAACGACATTTAACACAACGGAAAACTTTTTACAAAGATGCTAGTTATCCTTTCACTATGGAAAAGCTGCAGTACCGTTGATGTTGACATTATATTATATTCATGTATAATACAGATATAATAGGGGAACAAAAATTAAAATACTGACATTAGACAATAAACCATATGACCTTACTGAATTGCCTGAGGAGATAGACGACCTTCGGTTTGCAATTTTAGATAATAGTAATCCTACAAACGTAGACTATCATTATATTCCATTAATCTTTTTGGAGTCATTCAATAGCCCTGCATTGGTATTAAAAATAGCGAACACAACTATAAAGATGCCAGTAGATTGGCAGATATTAATTGGTGAGCCTGAGATTGGGGACTTAGAAACATTACCATTGACTAGTGTTAATGATCGAGGATTCAAAGCATTTGAATTTAATCCATTAACTAGCTTTAGGCCAACATTCTGCGATATCGAAATTGTTGATGTATACCATGATGTAGTTTGGTATGCGCCTAGATTGAAGAATGGTCAATTCTTGTGTGTGCCAATCGATGATAGTGAAAAACCAAGATGTGTTTATTTTGTTAAAGAAGTAAGTCGTAATTGTGAAATAGTTGATTATAGACAGTGTTTCTAAATGGCTAAAAGAAAAAGTCTCTGCTGACGAAAAGTTTGATAATCAGGATATAAATCTATTTGACACCTTAGAAAGGTTAGATAGAAAAGATTATGCTTGGTACGATAGTCTGTCAGAGGAACAAAAGAAAAAGTTTGTGCCCTATATGCTATTGCATTGGATGAGCGCAATTAAGGGAAACAAAGACCTGCAAACATACTATACCATGAGTAGCAATGAGTCTGCTAACAAGTATATGTTCAATGAAGTAATACAAAAACATCCTAAACTGCAATATCTAATGTTGTGTACGATTAGTCCTGGTAAAGGTAAGCAGTTTCATCAATATATACCCCACTTAAAACAATCAATAGTTTCTTTAAAAGAACCTGCAAAACAAAAAGACGTTAAAGAATATTTTACAAAGATGTATCCCAAAA